ATGGCCAGGCAAACGAATGTGCTCGACGACCTGCAGCTGCGGCGATGGATCGCGGCCGGCACGCCGATCGCAAAGTCCGACGGCGACGGGCTCACCTTCACTCTTTCCGCCGGCGGCACGGCCGCGTGGATTCTGCGTTACCGGTTGGCTGGCGGCCGGCGCCGCGAGCTGACGCTCGGCAACTACCCCGACCTGTCGCTCGCGGCCGCGCGCAAAGCAGCCCGCGCACACCGCGTCGCGATCGACAACGGCGCTGACCCGGCCGCCGCGAAGAAGACCGAGCGCGCGGCGTCGGCCGCCGCATGGACGGTCAACGACCTGGTCACCGACTTCTGCGCGAAGCGATTCGCGCAGGACATCGAGAAGCCGCTTTCGGCCAGCACGATCTACTACCGCACGTGGGATCTCGACAACGTTGTCGGGCCGAAGCTCGGTTCGCTGGAAGTGCGCCGCGTGACGCCGGCTGACGTTGTGCAGGCGATCGAGGACGCCGGCCGCGGCTGGACGATGTCGAAGCGGATCCTCACCACCATGACGCAGGTGTTCGACCACGCGTGCGGCCGCAAGATCATCGCCGCAAACCCGTGCGCCGGCGTCAAGCTGACCGCGATCATGGGTGCCCGGCCGAAGGTCAGGCCGCGCGTGATGCTGGCCGTCGACGAGCTGGCGAAGATCCTGCCCGACATCGACGACACGATCGGTCGCGAGAATGGGCTAATGCTGCGCATCCTGCTCGCGACGTGCGTGCGCACGAACGAGCTCGTCAAGGCACGAAAGGAATTCATCGACCTGCAGCGCGGCACGTGGTTCGTCGCCGACGAGACGGTCAAGACGCGAAACGGTTTCCTCGTGCCGCTCGTGCCGCTCGTCGCCGCATGGTTCGAGGAACTGCTCGCGTTATCCGGCGATTCTCCGTGGCTGCTGCCTGCGCGCGGTCAGCAACGCATCAACCGGCTCGGCGATACGCACGTCGGCAACACAACGCTGTGGGCGGCCATCGACCGGGCGTTTCTGCGCGGCGATCTCGAGGCCCGACGCTTCACACCGCACGACACGCGCAGCACGGCCAAGGGCCACATGATGAACATGGGCATCCCGAAAGAGATCACCGAGATCGCGCTGAACCACAAGCTCAGAGGGATGGAAGGCATCTACGACGTGCGGCAGGAAATCCCGGAGCGCCGAGTGGCCCTCGAAAAGTGGGCCGAGTTTGTCGGCGCGTGCGCGGACGGTCGCGGGGCCGAGATCATCCCGATCCGGCAACCTCTGATCGCGGCCGCTTGACGCACGGAATCACAGGGCAAATACTGTGTTTTTATACAGTATTTGCCCTGTGGCTAACGACGGTTTGGGCTCCGGCCTTTTCATCGAAAATATCAACCGCCCATGCTGGACCTGTGAGCATTGGTCCGGTGTGGCGTTCTGTGATGGCGCGCACGCGATCTGCGCGCACCCCGGGCACCTCAATGCTGTTGCGGCGCGACCGCGCCTTGGCTGCGCTTTCTGGCAGCGCGCGACCGGCCTGGACGAACTAGACGACGAAACTTGCGATAGGCTCGCGCATCAATTCGCGCGACCGACCCGTTACACCATGATGGGGTGATCCCGCCGCAGTAATATGGCAACTTCACACCGTCACGGTCGGCCCGAATGAGCGCGTTTGCTTTCCAGTTAGGTGCCTTTTTGCTCTACGCCGCGGTGTTGGCTGGCGCCGTATATCTAGGCACGAAGATCAGCAAAGCGACGGGCCGCAGCTGGCTTGGAGTTATCGCTGGTGTGCTGATCTTCGGTACGGTCGGCACACTGCTGGCATTGCAAGGCTTGCCAGCGCCTGGATTCGCTAATGAATAGAGCGCGCATGTGCTGCTGCGAGCTCAAAGGCCCTTTCAATTTAGACAGGCTTATGTAATATTTTATAGCAATACATCGGTGCAGCCTCGATCCCTCACTACGAGAAAACAAATGATCGATCGCGAATTCGACCACATCGTCAGCCTTGGGGGCCATTGCCAGACGGTGTACCAGGTCCGGCGTTACTTCGGCATTGACGAAGCCTACCCGCTCGACTGGTGGGTGACGCCGACCGTCGCCCTCGTCGAGCTGTTCGAATCTGGCTTCGTCGATATCTTCCGTGAAGAGAACATGCAGGTCGTGCGCGAGGATACGGGGCCGGCGATCATGTGCGGCCGCTACGGCACGATGCACTATCACGACTTCGACGAAGCGAAGCTCAATGGTGAATACGCGCCGTTTCTGGTCCGAGCGAAATGCGCTCAGAATCTTGAGAAGTTCGCGCATTTGGTGCGCCGACTGCTAACGCTCGAAGGCGACGTGCTATTCGTGCGCTTCGCACATGGATGGGCGCAGTTCTATCCGGACACGCGCATGTTCGACGAGGAGCTGTTGCAACGCTTCATGACCGCGCTGCGCGCCGCGCTCCCCCGCGCGAATGTGAATCTCCTGCTGCTGAACGATTACAACAACCATGCCGGCCTCGACGGCGATCCGTTCCCCGGCGTCTACACGTCGGTCGTCAACAACTATGACGAGAACGGATGGTCAGGTAGCGATCGAGGCTGGGACGAGTTGTTCGACTATCACCGCATCCGCGTGCGCAGCCGTGCACGGATACCTCACCTCGTAGCCGTCAACGCGTCGTAGTCGCGCTCGCACTGCTGGCCGGCGATGCGGGCGCGGTCAGCGTACTCTGCCAGTTCGCCCGCGCGCTGGTCAGCGCGGCCGAGCACGTCGGCAAGCAGACCGAGGGTGTCGCCGGTTGCCGGGCTTCCGGCGGAAGTGGCGGGATGGCGGGCAGCTGCGACGAGCTGATCGACGCGCTGTTGCAGGCTGCCAGCGGCAGCGCGAGCAGCAAAAGCATCCGCGAGCGCGGCAGTGCGTTGTTGATTCGCATTTTTGGCGTTCTCCGATTGTGCCGCAGTGCGGCGTTGCTCTTCGGTGCGCGCTGCGCTGACGGCAGCAAGTTGCCTCTTCTGCGCAGCGATGTTCGTCGTGCGCACGCCGTCAGTGTGCCCCTTGAAGTAGCAACTGCCGGCCGTGATCGCGAGGGAGACGATAAAGGCCAGCCAGAGGCGCGGATCGAGGATCGTCATGCTGCGACCTCCCCACCGGCAACCTGGTATGCCGCCTGCAGCCGCTCGATGTCGTTCTCATGCTGCCCGTAGCCGGCGCCCGGCAGGCTGGCCCAAACATTCGATACCTTCGCGACCGCCTCGCGGAAGCGACCGACGTCGATCAGTGGAAGCGCGCCGTGCTCGCGCAGTTGCTGCAGTGCGTAGCGGTCCTGCGACACGGGCCCGAAGTCGGGCAGCTTCATCTGCGCCTGGTAGATGCGCCACCACCGATAGAGGATCTGATAGCGGCCGGCCGCTGTCGACGGCACCGGGATCTGCCGGTTGAGCACATTCGGGTGCGCCGCATAGCTGGAGAACAGCAGCGGCCGCGCGGGCGTCGCGCCAACAAGAACGTTGTACCCGTCGTCCGATTTCGCGAGCAGCGCGGGCGTGATCTCGCTCGCCGCGATCATGTCGAGGAAAGCGACACGGTTCTTGCCGCCCGCCGTTACTGCGTCAATGCGCGCCATTGTGCTTGTGCTCCTTCGTCCACCAGTAAGCTTTGCGACCCATCACCCACAGGCACACGATCGCCATGCCCACCATCATCAGCGTCTCGGGCAGGTCGATCACGGGCAGCATGCGGATCGGCTTCAAGACATTGACGGCGGCCGCGATGCCGATGATCGAGAAACCGACCGTGCCCCACCATCCCGTCGCGATTGCATCCGTAACGGCGATCCACACGCAGAACGCGAGCACGACGAGGTTTGCGAAAACGAAGATCGTGACCATCATTGCCCCCCAAGGAAGCGGCGTTTAAGGGCCCCGATGAAGTCAGCGTTGTTGATTTCTTTGAATAGCTCTTTTGTGATCGCTAGGCCGAACAGCCCGATCAGAAAGCCGATCGCCTGCTGCGCGCCGCTGTCCGCGATGCCACACCACACGACGATCAACGGCCCGACGAAATACGAGAACGCTGCACCCGCGACGAACGACACGGCCTTCTGCCGGCCGGTCAGCCCGTCGCCGATGAAGCGCAACGCGATCAGCGAGCCGATCGCGCCTGGCACGATCTTTACGAGCAGTGCGCCGGCGGCTGCAGCGATGCTGGTTGTAGGTTCAGCCATGCGTTCTCCCGGTCACGCAAACTCGATGCCGCCACCGGTCAGCGACAAGGTCGCCCCGTTGTGTGCGGGAAACGAACCGTCAGCTTTACGAACCACGAGGGTCGACGAGTTCGCATCGATGTAGCCCGTTAGCGCCGTGCCGAGCGACTGGTCACTACCCTGTACGGTGACGGCCTGCCGAACCTGAAACGGCAGGGGGATCCGCAGCGCCCCCGCCGCGGTCCCGACGTCGGACACGGTCGCGTAGATCGTGAATCCAGCCTGCTTGGCGTGCGTCGTCCATCGGCCAGTCGCCGAATAAGCCCCGAGCGCTCCCGACGTTGCGCCGATCGACGGGGCGAACGTCGTGCCGTTCGCGCACCCCGTGTTCGGGTGCAGGTCGCCGGCGCCGTTCCGATCCATGTAGCAACCGAAGTAGTAGATCAGGTACGACCGAACCGACGCGGCGACGCCCCACCCTGTGTTGTTGAAAATCGATGCAGTAGAACCAATCGCCAGCACAACCGACGAATCGTCGGTATGCACACCATCGCCCAAGTTGTTCATGATCTGACCTGAGTTGACCGAGATCCGACCGTTCGGCCAGTTCTTGACCCACAGGCCGTGGTGCGGGCCCGGGCCGCCAAACTGCCCTGACGATCCGATCATCATGCCCATTACGATCGGGGCGTTACTGGTATGCGTGTCGTCGATCACGATCCCGGCGATCAGCGCGCCGTCCGATACCGTGTCCTGTGAGAAGAACATTTCGCGATTTCGAAACGCGGCGATCGTGTTGTCGATCAGATAGTTGATGCCGTTGACGAAGCTGTTGAACTCGACGGTGTAGAGGCCACCAAAGCCACCACCGCAATGCAGACCAACATTGCAGTACGTGACGGTGCCTTGCGTGATATACAGATCGGACCCGCTGTCGTCGGTCGCACTACCGTTTACGCGAATGCCGTCGCCGAGCAACCGATATACGCTCGCGCGGTGGAGGTACATCACGTTGACGACGTCGAACCAGAATCCATGCTGCAGCTTTTTATTCTGCGCGATCACACCGATGGCGACGTTCGCCACCGAGTTCTCGACCATGAATTTCTTGAAGTGCAGCGCGGCGCTGTCGCCCGATTTTGTGACGGCAGATTCGATACCGAATCCGCTCACGGACCAGTACGAGCACGTCGTCACGCCGTCACCGAAGCAGAACACGTCATCCGAACTGGCGCCACCGATGACATTGAAAACGCTGCTTCCGGCCCCCGGGCCACTGATCGAAATGTAGCTGCCGACTTTGTGTAGCGTCGCGCTGACGTTGAAAACACCAACGTCCGAATACCCGGCAACAGTCGGTGAAAGAACGTCGAGCCACGCCTGTACGGCTGCCGTGTCATCCGGACCAGAAATGCCACCGGCCACGCCCTCACCGCGCGCCCCAAAATCTCGCGGCGACACCAGGCCGTCATGTGCAAGTTCCCACCCTGCGCCATCGGCCGACACGATTTGCGTTCCGCCGTTCTCCCACCCACCCGGCGCTACGGCGTACCGCTGCGTGTAGTGGCCGCCCCCGCCGGGAATATCAGCCCAATAGCGAGCAACGAAAACGTCGGTTGCGGCCGTCTTGGCGACAAGCCGCAGCATTGCGACGGTTTGCACAACCGGCGTCGTGACCGACCCAATCGTCAGATCGATGGCGAACGGATCTCCGCGGTTGTCGAATCCCAATGCGCGATTGGCGCGATTCAGCGCTTTCGGCAACTCCGTAATCGGGTCGATGTCCGAATTCGGAAACTTCAGGGCGCGCCCCACCCCGCGATTCGCCTGTTGGACGAGCATCGTCAACTTGTCGAGCGCTTTCTCGATCGTCTTCGAGGGGAAGGGGTCGTTTTGCTGGAACTGCGTTTCTTGCGTAGCCGGCACGCTGCGATAGATGCGCAGCACGTACCCGGCGTCGACGACATGTGTCGTTTGGATGCTGCCGCCATTCGGGTCGCCTGCACCGTTGACTGTGTAATCAGTTCCATAGGTAAGCGACACGATGCCGCCGACACGGTCAAGCCTATCGATCAGGATGTCGGTGTTTCGCAGGAAATAGAACGGAACAGGAAACACCGACGTTACGCCATCGGTGTCGTGCTCGACTTCCTGGACATCTGAGGTTACGGTCATGACACAGCCCTATTAGAGACTGCGCCATGCTCCCGCATCGCCCCCGCAGAATCGTGCGTTATTGGTCGTCAAACGCCGCTGCGAGATTTGGCGCGCGCTGCGGCTCACCCGTGCCCGGCGACCAGTAATAGTCGTTGTGGTACTGTGTGCGCGACCGGTTCATGTTCCGCTGCGTCACGCCTGGCGACAGGTTCTCGGCGAGGTTGTCCCAGATCAGGCGGTTCCACACCGTTTTCCAAAACCAGAGATTCACGAGCGGCGTGTTCGATTGCGCGATCTTGAGCAGGTCAGCGCCAACGTGCGTATCCTTGCCCTGCGCTGCGTCCTGCACGTTCGACGAGATCGCGCGCAGGGGTTGGAACATCGTCGACAGCAACGGACCGCCGACCGCACTGCCGAGCAGCGAACCATAGTCGGCGGACTCGAACGCCGCGACCAGCATATCGCCAGCGAAGCCCGCCCCACCCCCGACCGAGAATGCGCGCGTCCAGAAACCGCCCGCGTGCTTCACGTCGTCGAACATCGGTTCCGGATCCTTGCCGGCAAGCAGGTTCTTCGCTTGCGTCGAGATCGCGCCGATCAGCGTCGTGCTCACGACGAGCGCCGCGGCATAGGCCATCGGGTTCGCGAGTGCCGGCGCGCCGTCGACGCGGAAGTCGCCCGAGCGCCGCATATCGCTGATGCGCCCCCAATGCCGCGAGATCATCGCCATCGGGAACGACTTGAACTGCATGAACGACTTTTTCAGTTCGCCCGTGATGGTGCCCGGTGTAGCCGACGCGATCACCTTCGTGCGCAGATCCGGGTTCAGCACAGCGAACTCCCCTTCCTCGCGAATCATGCCGAGCAGCTTCGGCACAACGTCGGCCGCACGCGCGTCGCCGGTCGCATAGAGCGCGTCAGGCGTCAGGTATTCGGCATCGCCATAACGGCCCGGCGTCGCGCGGTTCACGACGGCCCAATCGTCGGCCGTCAGCCCGGCGCGCGTGAGCGCGCGCCGGTCCCATTCGCTCAGGCTGTTCCAGTCGGTACGGCCGATGCCGGCGAGCCCGCGCATCATGTGCGACTGAAACGCCGTGCGCAACGCGTCCGTCCAGCCGGTGACGCCGCCGAACTTCATCGTCGCGGCGGACAGGTTGCGGGCCCACGTCGTCGCAAGGTTGTCGGTGCCCCACCGGTTCAGCCCGTGCTCGAGCGATTCGGCGATCAGCCCTTGCGACGACAGCCACGACCGGAAGTCCTTCGAGCCGGGTGCCATCAGTCGCGCGGCCGTGCCGAGCGACTTGAAGAACGGCACCTTGTTGTAGCCGGCCGTCACGAACATCGTGCCGACGTCGCCCAGCGCCGCGAGGATCGTGCCCTGCAACTTCACGGCGCTGACCGTCGTGCGCAGCGTTTCCATCTTGCGCGCGAGCGCGGGATTGACGGGCGTGTTCGTCGCGCCGGTGACGTAATTCCAGTACGCGCCGATCGACGTCATGCCGCCTTCCAGCGTTCGCATTTCCGTGCCGTCATGCACGGCCGTCAGCTGCATCTGCGTTTTCATGTTGCGGGTCGGGTTGGGCCCGTAACGCTCGACGAGCGCGATGTTCTTCGCCATGCCGCCGACGTGGTCGACCAGCGCATTCAACAGCGAGCCCTCGCCGAACTGGCGGTTGTACTGCATGTGCGCATCCGCATCGCGGAAGTGCAGCACGCGGTGCGCGGAACCGGCGTTTGCACGCGCGGCGTTGCCGGCCGTCTCGCCCGGCACGATCTTGTTGACACCGCCGTACGCGATCGTGTCCCACACGCCCTGCTTGCGCGGCGCAATGTTGCCGCGCGCGGCCGCGTTCGCGCGCTCCCACGCCTCGCGGTCCTCGCCGACCAGCACCTTGCGCAGCTCGACGTCGCTCAGGGGGTTCCCGGCATCGTCGAGGTATTGCGAACGGTCGAGCAACGGCATGACGGCGTCCGCCCACGCGTGCCGCTGCGCATCCGATCCGTTACCGAGCACCTTGCCCTGCGCGTGGCGGATCGGCACGTACCCGTAATCGAGCTCGCCGACGTTGCCGCCGGCGCGGTTGAAGCGCTCGCGCATCGCGCTCGTCGTCTTGCCGATCTGCTCGGCCGCAGCCTTCGCCACCTCGTTGCCCGTCGAGCCGTCCGCACCACGGTACACCTCGCGGATGATGTCGCGCTCCATCGCCGGATTGTCCACATCGAACGCGCGTGCGAGGAAGTTCTGCCCGACTTTCATCGCATCAATCGCATCCATCGTCTGTCGCATGTAATCCGACTTGATCGCGCCGGCGGTCACATAGGTCTGCTCGATGTCGTGGACGACGACCGACTCGCGCGCACGCTTACGGTGAGCGTTTTCGGGATCCGCGTACAGTGCTTCCTGAATCCGGTCGGTCGTCTCGATCTGCTTCGCGATCTGCAGCTGTTTGCGGGCCCGATCGAGCTCGGCCTCGTGCACGAGCTGCTGTCGCGCCCACTCAGCCCCTGCCGCGACCCGGTCGGCCTGCGACATCGACGACCACGCGGCCGGGTCCTGCCGTGCTGTCGAGCGCATGCCCGCGCGCACGCGGTTTTCGATCCCGTCGATCTCGGCTTTCGTGAGCTTCCGGCCGGCGGCCGCCTCGACTGCGTTGACGCACTTCTGATGCATTTAGCCTCCCAGGCTGATGAAGCAGTTCGCGGCAACGTCAAACAGGCCGGCATCCTGCGTGTTCATGGCATGCTCGTCGTCGATCTGCTGCATCAGTTCGGCGACGGTGCCCGTGCGCTCGCCCGCAGGTGTATCGATCGTCACCTGCATATCCGGTCGCAGCGCGGCGGTGTCGCGCAGGTTCGCCTCGATGGCGCGCGCGCTCGGCGCAGCACCGCCGGAAAGCGCTACACCACCGGCCGTGCGCGGCGCAACACCGGCAGAAAGCGTATCGGCGGCCTGCAAAACCGGTTCCTGCGGCTCGCGGTACGTCACCGGTTCGCGCCGCGTCTGCGCGCGCACGACGTCCTCGATGAAGCGCGACAGCGGCGTGCGGCGCGTGGCCGGCGCATCGATCCCGGCGCGCGTCGCGCGCAGGTCGGCCAGCTGCGCATCGAGCGCGCCGAGCTGCCCGTGAGCCTGCTGCGCGCGGGCGTTTTCCTCGATCGCGCCGCGCAGGCGGCTGACCTGCGCCTCATGGTCGGCGACTGCTGCGTCGATCTGCTTCTGCGCTTTCGCGGCCGCGGCCTTGTACTTCATGCCTTGGTCCTGCAGCTGGCGCGTTAGCTCCTTCACACCAGCGGCGGAATCGTCCGGCCGCGCGGCCGTGAGTTGGTCGAGCTCGGCGCGCATCTGCGATACGGCGCCCTGATCGGCGAGGCCGGACGCCTGCTGCGCGACGTCAGTGCGCTGCGCCTCGGCTTCCGCGATCAACGAGTCGAGCGCGGTCGCGCGCGCCGAATCATCGCCGGTCACGAACCGCGCGACGTCCGGGAACTGGCCGGCATCCATCTGGCGGGCGGCCAGTTCGAACGCGTCCTGATGCGCGGCCATCGCGGCGACGTCGTCTGGCCGCCCGAATACGTACGCGTCGTCGATGATCCCCTGCCCGCGTGCCATCAGTGCGGCGTCGACCTGATCCGGCGACACGCGGAACGTTGCCGAGTCGATACCGCGCGTCGCGAGGTAATCGTTCACCCGGTCGAGGTATGCCGCCGTCTCGTTCGCCGGCGGCCGTTCACCGCGCAGGACGGCCGCCGCCTGTTTCGGGCCACCGTTGTAGTCCGCGATCATCGCCTGCAGGTTGCCGCCGTACTGCTTCTGCGTGTCGGCCAGGTACTTCGCCATACCGTCGAGCGCCTGCACCGGGTCTGTCGGATCCGTCACGCCGTATTTGCGCAGGTTCTCGGGCATCATCTGCGAGACGCCGGCCGCGCCCTTCGGCGACACTTGCCCCGAATTCGACTTCTCGCCCGCGTTCTTCAGCGCGAGCATCAGCTCGGGCGGCACGCCGGCCGCCTGCGCGGCCTGCACGGCATACGCGTCAAGCTGCGGTGAGTTGTACGGCAACGAGCGGCGCGCGTCGATCGCGAGCGACTGCAGCGGCGCGGCAGCGGCTGCCGCAGCTGCCGCAGTCTGCCGCGCGGCGCGCGCTGTTGCCGCAGTGTGCGCACCTGCGAACGCGCCGGCCATCAGTGTCGCCGCCGCGATATTCACCGGGTCGAGCGGGTCGATCTGATCGGCGAGGTGATCGTAGTCTGCATTGCGCAGAATCGCCTTCTCGATAGTCGCCTGCGCGATGGCAGCGCCTGGGCCACCCGCCGCAACGAGCCCCACCGTGCGCGCGGCGGTCGTACCCGCCACGGGCAGCACCGCGCCCCCCGCCGCGATCGCCCCTTCGACAGCGCCGACCGCCGTCCGCGTACCGACGTCGACGCCTTGCCGCTTCAAGTCTTCCGCGCGCGACATACCGATCGACGTGCCACCGACAGCCGCGCCAGCCAGCGGGCCCCCTAGCACGGCGGCCGGCACGATCTGCGTCAAACCTGACATCACGCCTTGCACCGTCTGGTCGATCACCGTCGTGCGCGTCGGATCGGGCTTGAACGTGTCGGACAGGTCATACGCGCGCGTGCCGAGCGGCGACTCGAACAGGTGCCCGGCGCGCTGCTTCGTGATAGCCGTGTTCACCTGCTTATCCGCGTCGGCCTGCGCCTGCGGATTGAGCGTGAGCGTGTCGGGGTCGACATAGATCTGGCTCAGGCCGGCGGCCAGATCCGACGCCGCGCCGAACAACGCCGTGCCGCCCTGCCCGAGCCCGCGCCCCACCGCGCGCGCGATCGAAGTGATCGACGTCGACGGATACGTGCGCGGCTCGGGCACGTCGATCTGGTTCTGCCCGCTCAGAAAGCTGGCGGTCTGGTCGGCGTACAGCGAATCGACCGGCATTACATACCTCCCGGAAACGGCATGGTCGGAGATTGTCCGGCCGGTGCCGCGCCGGTCTGTGCGTTCTTCGTCGGGAACGTCAGGTGTACCGTGACCAGCGCACCCGTCTTGTCGGTGACGAACTTCGACCCGGTCGACACCGCGTACGTGCCGCGCACGCCGACGCGCACCAGGCGGTAGCTCGCGAACTGCTTCACGAAGTCAGTGACCGGGATCTCGTGCCCGTTAGCGAGCACGCTGTCGACGCCCGGGTTTTCGATGTTCGCGGCCGTCACCGACTTCACTGCGGTCTGGAAATCTTCCTCGCGCCAGCCGTACGGCATCGCAACGACGTTCGGCTTGCCGTTGATCTGCTGACCGCCTGTCGTCGAGATCCCACCCGTCGCGCCGCTGATTGCGTTTTGCACGTCGGTGCTGCTTGGCTGCGTGCGACCGCCGCGCGCCGCGCTGCCGGCCGCGATGAAGTACGCGGCCTCCTTCGCATCGTCGGCCTGCTCGGGTGGCAGGGAGTCACCGATCGCGTTCGCGATCGTGGCGCGCATGCCCGTGCCAGCGACCTCGTCGAGCTTCACGGTCTTGTCCTTCAGTGCCTGCGCGCCGGTCAGAATGAACGTGCTGAGCGGCGCGCCGCTCGTCGTCATCAACGGCTTGCCGCCCGTATCGGCCGCTCCCGCCTTCAGTGCGAGCGCCATCGCCGGGCTCTTTTCCTTCCACTGCGCGGCGAGATCCGCGATGCGGCCGGCGTTGCCGTACGCCTGACCGATCTGGTTCAGCGCTTGCGCCTTCGTGTCGATCGGCAGCGCGTCGACGGCGGTCAGCACGGTCTGCGCCTCGGCGGGCGTCATTAGCGATACACGCCGGCCGGCCGCCGCCTCAACCGCGCCAGCTGCTTGCGCACGTCCGGCGAGCGACGCGACGAGGCCCGGCACGCTCGACGTGTCGACCTGCGGCACGCCCTGCACTACGCCGCGGTCGAGCGCTGCATTCCACGGGTCAGCCTTGTACGCGGCGACGCTCGCCGTATGAATTTGTTCGAGCTGCTTCACGGCCGCCGCCTGATCCGGATCGGTGCCGCGCGTTGCTGCTTCGGTCTGGTACTGCTGCAGCGTCGCGGCCTGCTGCGACAGTGACGCACTCGCGAAGCCCGCACGCTGACTCGCCATGCCGATCAGCTCACGCACTGCGCCGGCCACGGTCGTGCCCTGCGTGCCGGTGAGCAACTGGTTCGTGAATTCGGGGCTCAGCTGCTTCCCTTCGTTCACGAGCGTCAGGGCCTGGTTATGCAGGTCGACGGCGGCATTCTCCCGCTGCAGCGCGTCGCGCTCGGCCGCGTTCTGCTGCTGCGCGACGAGCGTGCGCGCGTGCGCCTGTAGCGTGACGAGCTTGTGCGGCGGCAAATCGCCGACCCACTCGTAACCCGCCGGCAGCGGCTGATCGGGCTTTTGCGTCATCACGCCAAGCGCCGCCTCGGGGTCGGCCGACACCATGCGCATGCCGGCCGCCGTTGACGCCACGTCCTTGAAGTTCTCGACGAGCTTCGCCTTCGTCTGCGGGTCGAGCTGCGCCGTGTCGATCAGCGCAAGCTGCGAGGCGCGCGTCGAACCGTACAGGGTCGGGTCCATCGCAATCGCGCGCGCGGCAGTGTCGTTGCCTTGCTGGTACTGGTTGACGTTGTACGCGCGGTGCTGCTCGGCCTGCCACGTAACGGCCTGCCCGGCGAGCGACGTGCGCAGGTCGCCGAGCTGCACCGTGTAGAAGCGCTTCGCGGGCCCGTCCGGCATCTGCTGAAGTTGCTGCTGCGCGTAGTCGTCGAACCCCCGGATCAGATTGGGCGTGAAATCCGGCGCGCCGGGCGCGGCGTTGTCCTTCGCCGTCTGCATGTTTTGCAGCCAGGTAACGCGATCGTCACCGATCTGGCGCGCGACGGTAGCCTGCTCGTCCTGCCGCTTTTGCGTTTCGAGCACGCCCGCCACCTGGCCGACGGCCGCGCCGACCTGCTGCACTGCGCTGCCCGTGCTGTCGTCGACAACGGTCAACGGCGCGCGCGCGCCGGACGGCTGTAGCGTGGGCGTGACCTGCGAGTTATAGACGGGGATCCGAATTCCAGCCATTACAGACCTCCCGTGAAGCCGAACTTATTCGCGCCCGAATACAACCCCGCCGTCATGTTGCCAGCGCGCCCGAACGACGACAGCCCGCCGAGCGGCGAGAACGATCCGCCCGTGCTGCTCGAGAACAGGCTGCCGCCGGTCTTCGCGTACGACGCGACGCCGCCGAGCAGCGACGCGGCCGCCGAGATCCCGCCGGCGACCAAGCTGTTGTTTGCGCTCGCGCGCGCCGTGCGCGCGGCGTACCGATCCTGCTGTGCCTGGTCTTCGAGCGACTGGCCCTGCAGAATCCCTTGATAACGCGTCTGTAGTGCGTCGAGCTCGGCGTTGCGCACGCTCTGCACCTGCGTGTCGAGCGCGGAACCTGCGTTCGGATTGAAGCCAGATTCGGCCACGGCCGCGCGCTGCTCGCCAAGCTGCTGCCCGGCCTGCGCGCGCTGCGCCGTCTCGCGGTTCACGTTCTGCGCGTAGACCTGCGAGGCCTGTTGGTCGGAAAGCGCGGCATTGCGGTCAAGCGCGGCAGCCTGCTGGTTCGCCTGCGCCGACTTCGCCATGCCGCCCGAGATCGCGCCGACCGTCGAAATCGCGGCGCTACCAATGGTCAGTGCGGATACCGGATCCACTATTTCACCCTCGCAAAAAGAATCACGTCCCGCCCATCGACGGTGTATTTCCGACGTACGCCCTCGTTCACGAACCCGAGGTGTTCCGCCCAGGCGATGCCGGCCGCGTGCGACGCATCGACGTCCATTTCGATTCGGCGCCACGGCGCATCGTCGAGCACTGCGCGCACCATCCGATGCGCTGGCCGGAACCGCCGCAGCAACGCCGACGAGATCAGCGTCCACGCCTGCGCACGGTTCTCCCAAATTTCGACAATGCCGCCGCACCCGAGCACCGCGTCGCCGTCGACGATCGCCCAACCGACGCGGGTCAGCGTGCACAGCTTCTCGGCGTATTCGCGCGTCAGCGCGCCCGCAACGCCGGCCTGCGCTGGCTGCAGGTCGACGGCGAGAATGTGCGCGGGCGTCAGGTGTTCAGCGATCATCCTGCGTGTCCTCGATCGGGAAGAAGCCGAGAAGCGTCACGGGCAACGGTTGGTCATTTTGGTAGCAGATCCAGGACTGACCCTCGTAGCCGCCGCGCCAGTCCGACTTCATGTCGCCGTCGAACAACGGCACCGCGTTGTCCATCGCGTTCGACGGCTTACGGAAATTCAGCGGTTCGAGATCGGCGTCTTTGAACGACGGGCCTACGGCGCCGCCCTGGCTCCGCGAGAAGCGCGTCACGACGTTCGATACGCGCTTGGTCTTTCCTTGTGCTGTCCCGTTTGCGGCGCCGGCGTTCAGCTGCATAGTTTGGATACGACATTTCGTCGGAACTCCGATGTGCACGATCGACGCGGGCCAATCGAGCGCGATCGCGCCGCCTGCCACCGTACGCGATGGGTGCACCGCGCCGTCGGTCAGCACGGCAACCGTGATGCCTTCAAGGTGCGTGAGCCCGGAAATCTCGGTCGTCGGCGCGCCGCTGTACGTAATTCCGGCGTCGACGTAGAACGCGGACGACTGCGCTTCATCGTCCTGCAATGACGGGTTCAGGTATTCGACATAGCGCACCGTCTGCCCGTTGATCTGGCGCCGGGCGATCACCCACAGGTCGTCGGCTGCGCCGTCCGGCGCGGGCATCGACGCAACGCACTCGACGAAACCGTTCGCGTCCGGATGGCGATGCCAGCCGTAGACGTCGCTGCGCCCCGCTTCTTCGTCGTACGTGCACCCGATCAGCTGCCCGTCGGCGCGAGCGGCCCACACGACGGAGTGCGGCTCCTGCTGGTAGCAGAGGGACATGATCCCGTTGTTCGAGCCGACGCGACCACGTGTCACGTGGTCAGCGATCTTCGTGACGTCCGTGGACACGTAGTTGTCGGACGAAAAGTCGTATTTGAAGTCGCGCAGCTTGCGACCGCTCTTTTGCGCGAACAGGATCGTGCCGCCGACCTGCACCGGCTGCAGACGTTTCGAACCGTATGACGTCCGACGCGCGGCGTTCAGGTTCGTTGCGCTGACTGGTTGCGACGCGTTCGCGGGCCCGACAACCCACTCGTCGCCGGTCATGCCGATCATCAGGCTGTCGGCTTCGACCATCCACGCCAGCTTGTTGAGCTGGCGGGCGTTGAGCTGCTGCACGATCGCCGAGTCGTCGGTCTGCTGGTCGGCATCCTTCGATGCAAAGTTTTCGAAATCAGCGGACACGCTGCCGACGAGCCAGCGATCGCGCATCATCCATAGCCGGTTGCGCCAGAACGTACCCATCTGCGGATAGCCGTCGTCCGCGTTGAACAGCGACCGCGCCCACTTGTACGTGCCCGTTGACACGATTTGCGACGGAATCACGATCTGTTCCGACGAGTCGCCCGTCGTTACGACGCCCGTTGCGTGCTGCGCATCGGTCACGCTGGTGATTTTCACCATCGCATATCCCGAGTGCTGGTAGCGCCACATCGCACCGATCGCGCCGAAGTTGTCGTTCGGCAGATCCTGAAAATCGCCGTCGGCGCGCTCGCCTTGGGTGTGCGTCGGCGTCTCGGATCCCGTGACCTGGAATTCACCCGGCACGTCGCCGCCGATTGCGGTGCACAGATACGTGCGTGAATTCACACGTCGGATATCACCGACGAGAATGCGCTGATGCACAATCCACGGCAGGTGGGCCGAGTTGTCGTATTGCTCCAGATAGAACAGCGTGCCGACATCCGACGCGCGGAAGACGTTGCCGCCCGTCGCCGTGAGCGTCACGGCGCCCGACTGCGCCGACGCCTTGACGGTGACGCCCTGGTCGATGTTCACGCTCGCGAACGGGCCGGAGACGAACGTGACCGGCTGCAGTTCGAAGGTGGTCGCGGTGGTGCGCAGCAGCTTCTGCGTGGGATACGAACCGTGGAACAAGTACATCGTGTCCGCGCTTTGCGTCACACGAATCGCGAACGTGCCGTCGACCGTCGTCAAATCGGCAAGCGAATACGGCGTCGCGATCTCGACCGGCGTACCGCCGTCAATAAGCTGGCCGCGGTTCACGTAGAACCGAATGTAGCGATCGCCGAATTCGAGCATGTACGCGATGCCGTCCGACACGATGAACGGCAGCAGCCACGCCTGCTTGCCAGAATCCTTCACCGCCGCGACAAAGCGCTTGCCGCCTCGGCGCACTGCCGGGCCTTGCACCGTCGCGATGAAGTTCTCGAGCAGCATGCAGCCGTTGCCGTACTTCGCCAGATCGACACGTGCGCCAAGCAGCGGCGACAGTTCGCCAGCATCGAACGAAACTTGCTGCGGTGCGGCCTTCGCCATGCGTCCTCCTAGCGACGAATGATCGGTGTCTCGCCCGGGAACGGGATGCCGTTGCGCGCTTCGAGCCACGTGTCCTCGCCGATCGGCTGCGACGGGCGATCGATCGCATTGACTCGGATCGCCTTCGCGACAGCCTGCTCGTGTTCAGCCCATGCCGCCTGGCGCTTCGTCGCGCTCTGCGTAAGGCTCTCGCACGACTCGGCTGCCAGGCGGCACGCGAACACCTCGCGGAACAACGCGTCCATCGCGTTCGGATCCGTGACGCGCTTCGTATAGCGGATGTACAACGGCGCCTGCAGATCGGTCAGAATGTTCCCCGATTCGATGCTGAACAGGCCGCGCGTGTCAGTGCGCGGGTAGACGAGGAATTGCCCGATCTGGATCAGGCGAATGAAGTCGGCCGGCAGTCGATACTGGTAGCCAAACCCGAACAGCGGCGCATCGGCAAGCGCGGCGAGCTGCGCGCGCGTCTTCGCGAACGACCAGACGTGCTCACGCAGGCATGCGTCAAGCACATCGTCGTACATCGAATTCAGCGTGGCCGCTGCCTTCGAGTCCTCATCGAGCGAAGTGATGCGCGCCGACCCAAGCTTGGTCAGCGCGCGATTCGCGATACCTACCTGCGACGCCATTCGTCAGTCCGTTACCGCAGATCGTCGCCGGCCTGCTCGCCGGACGAGCCGGAACCATTCTTCTGATCCGTGCTCGATGCGCTGTCGCTGCGACCACGGGCTTTTGGGCCGTCGGCCGCCTCGTCAGCCGGAACGAACCATTTCGCCTTCTCACCCTTCGCGACTTCGAACACCGCACCTACGCGCTTACGGGTGCCCTTGTAGAAGCCCGTTTGAATCGCCTTGACCTTCGGCATGTCTTACCTCGTTGTGTGCGTTGAGCGGGCGGCGATAGCCACCCATCGATCAGCTGTCGCGGGTTACGCGATACCGTCCGGGTATGCCTGCCACGCCGTCGGATCCTGATCGGTCAGGAACGCGTTGAGCGTGACGCCCGGCGTCGTGCCACCGAGCGTGTAGTTCAGGCGCAGATAACGCTCGTTTGCGAACGGCATGCCGAGTACCAGGCGCTGCCCGGCAGTCAGTGCGGCAGCAGCCGGCGTCACCGATGCGATCTTCGTCGGCGAGGCGAAACCGGAGTTGTCGTCGGTTTCCAGATCGATCGTGTAGGTGCCCGTGCCGATGGCAGCGGCTGCGACCGAGACGACAATCCACAGCGGTCGGCCGGGCCCGATGTCGCGGTCACTGCCGAGATCAATGATGTTCGTCGATGCGCCCGACGCCGACAGCGCCTGCGCACGCGAGAATTCGAGAAGCGAGTCGATGTACATTGCGGTGTCCTTTCGAATGGGTTCGGTGAGAGTGGGCGACGCGCAAGCGCCGTCCCGCCGCGTTAGACGACGCGCGATTCCGAGTTGAGGATTGCGTCGGTACGGCGCACCGGAATGCCGTCGAACATCATCACGCGCTGACCCGACACGGTGTCCCACGTCAGGTTGTTCGCGATCTTGTCGATGATGCCGAGGCGCAGCTTTTCGCGGATATTGCGGTTGACGTACCACGCCGCGCGGCCCATGCCGAACTGCGGGATACGTTCCGACGCCATGATCATGTAGCGGATCAGCGCCTGCGTATTCGCCGACGTCGCGAGATCGGACACGTCGATGTTGCAGACGCGCGCCACGTAGCGCCAGTCGCGCAGCGTGAAACCGAGATCCCACTTGTAGTGGGTGCGGTACGCTTCCATGCGCCCACCGGCACCGTCCGCGTTCTCGACCGTAACCTGACCCTTGTCGGTCACGCTCAGCCCGGTCTGCGAACCCTTCGGCGTGATCATGTGCGCCGTATTCGGCCCCCACACGACCAACCAGATCGAGGTGTTGTCGGCACTCGTGCCGCCCGCGTCGACGATGTTGTCGGCGTTCTGCGCGGACAGCGAGTTGTAGCGCGGCGCAAGGCCGGTGAACTCGGCGGGGGCCGATCCTTCGTTGCCGTAGATCAGCGTTTGCGCGGCTTCCTGGTTGATGCCCTCGATGTGCGCGTGATCCTCCGACAAACGGAACGACATCGCATTGCCGTTCAGATCGGCGAGTGCCTTGTCGACCTCGGCGTAATCTTCGAGCATGCCGCAGTTGTCGGTGACCTGCACCTTCGTCGCCTTCGTCGGCTGAACACCGCCGTACAACTTGCGCCACGTCGGCGTCGGCAAGCCCGAACGGATCGACGTGCGGTTGCCGGTCGGAAGGTTGCCCTCGACAAACGTCGCATCCTTGAGGATCTCGTTCGTCTGGTCGAGAATCTCGATCGTCTGCGCGACCGAGCCGTCCGGATCGAGGCCCTTCGCGATGTCGGCGAGGGTCGGGTTGTTCGTTGCAAGAGTGACCATGGATGCTCCTTACGTTTTCGTGTTGGCGTAGAACTTCGCAGCGCGTTGTTCTTGGGTGAGCGCCGCGCCGCTGCTACCGCCATCGCCACCCGGATTCAAAGTTCCTTCGCTCAGCGACGCGCCGATCTGCGAGAACACCTTGATCGTTGCTGCGTCGCCGGCTGCGCCCGCGAGCTTGTCGATCACCTCGCCCGACACACCGAACTTGCGCATCGCCTGGCGGCCGAGCTCGATGTTCTTGTCGTAGTCGGTGCCCCACTCGCTTTTCAACGTCGTGAGCTCCGCTTCGCCCTTCGCCAGTCGTGCGGCCTCGGCTGCCGTGTTCTGCTCGCCGACGTAACCGTTCCACTTCGCGGCCAGCGCCTTCGCGGCCTCGGCCGGGATGCCGGCCTCGTGGAACCACGTCGCCGCAGTCTTCGCGAAGTCGCCATCGCCGAGCTGGTATTCCTCGACACTCGCCGGCACCGCATGCTTCGCTTCAAACTCGCGCATCGCCTTCACCGCCTCGCCCGCGTCCTTGAAGCCCTTGGCTTCGACGAACTGGCGCAGGTCAGCGTCGGCGATAGATTGCAGCCACGTCGGCGCAGAATCGTGCGTGCCTGCTGCGGGCGGCGTGGCACCATCGGCCGGTGCCGCGCCGGTCGCGGGTTGACCGCCTTCGGCAGCAGGCGTGCCGGTCGCTGCTGCGGCAGCCGGTGCGCCGCCAGTCGGCTCGCCGGTCGTGCCGGATTCGCCTTCGAGCAATCGGAATTTGCGGAACATGCGGAAAAACATGGAACCTCCTGAATCGGTTGGTTACGGTAAAGCGCGCGATTACGCGGCGTCGTGCAGACGCTGCTTCAGCAGATAGCCTTCGAGCGGCCAAATCTTCTGCACGGCGTTCGCGCGCGCCACCTTGCGGCCGATCTCGGCGTCGAAGTTCTCGGGGCTTGCGCACGCGCTTTCGCCAGTCACGGTGAAGCCGTTGCGCAACACGAGCACGCAGAACGTCAGCAGCTCCAGCTCCCACGGCGAATGGAGGGTGGACACCTCGCGGTAGCAGCGTCCGGCAATTCCCTCGCCCGCCGTGAAGTAGTGCTCGCTGGCGATGACCGCCTCTATTTCGTCCGGCGTGACGCGCGGCGCTGTCTTGCCCTTGGCGATGATTTCCTGCTCAATTTCGCTGCCGTTCACGGGAAGCTCCTATCAGGTTGTCGGGGTGTTGGCGTAGAACTTCGCCGCGCGCTGCTCGGGCGACTGCGTCTCGGGTGCGAGCGCCATGTCGGTGATCTGCAGCGACAGGCTCGTGTCGGTGCCCTTCTGGTTCTCGTACTGGCTCTTGCTGCACACCTCGACGCGAGCCATCAGCGTCAGCGGCGCGCCGACGTCGGGCAGCGCGGTCATACCGAGCTTTGCCAGCACCTCGTCGTCCAGGTAGATCGACAGCCCGCACGGGTACGCGGGCTGGTCTTCCGGCGCGGCCATTGCCGTGCCTTCGTTGGCTTCGGTCTTCGCCTCGGCGGGCGTTAGCTTCATCGATACGAGATTCATTCGGGGGCCTCGTCCTTCAGGGAGTTGAGCTGTTCGTCGTCCATCCCGAGGATCTGGATCAGGCGCACGAACACCTCGCGCCGGCCCTCGGCGACCATCGTCGCAAGCGGATCGATCGTGCGCTGCACGGGAGACGTGATCACGGTCGACTGGTTGGCGCGGCAGAACTGCGCGAGATCCGCGAGCACGGCCTCGCCGGCCGGCGTCAGCTTCCCTCGCTCGTCACAGAAGCACCGTCGGTATTGCTCGCGGCGGTTCCAGAATCTGAGAAAGCGGCTGATCGGCGCGCGCATCACACCCTCGCCGTCTGCGCCGCTGTCGACGCGTCAGTAAGATCCTTGATTGCGCCAGCCGCCACCGGCGCCGCGGCGAGCATTTGCTGCATCTGCGCGGCCTGCGCCTCGGCGGCCTGCTGCGCCTGCAGTTCCTCGTCGGTGTTCATGGCCTCGACCGGGACGCCACCGGAATCGGCGAGCAAGCGCGCGATGCGTGCGCCATTCGGCACCTTCGCGGCAGCCGGGTCGAACTGCGAGACGACGCCGAGCTGCTGCAGCCACTGCAGCGTCGCGGTGCTCGCGCCGGCGCGCATTGCCTTGTTGAGCGGGCTGTCGTAGTCGATGTCCACGTCGGCGCCCGCATCGATCAGTTCCTGCGGCATCTGCGGCAGCTGGCCGGCCTCGGCGAGGATGTCGACCTCGCGCGCGATCATCGGGCCGAGCAGTTCCGACTGCGTGCGGCCAAGCGTTGGCGCGAGCAGCACGCCTTTCTCCTGCGCGCGCTGCAACACCTCGGTCGCGGTCATGTCGCCGCTGTCGACGAGGATCTGGAACAGCGTGACGTAGAACCACTGGTTGATCGTCTGCCGAGTGTCCTGCGCGAACTCGATGCCGATCTGCGCCTGCTTGCCCGTGAGCAGCGGCTTCACCATCTCGTTGCCCTTCTCGTCCAGGCCGCCCCAGTTGAGCGAGCCGGAACGCAGATCGAAGCCTTCGAGCACGCCGTCCTCGCTCGCGAGTAGCGGTGGGTCGACGAGCTTCTGCGCGCCGCGGATGTTCGTCTTCGCCATGTCGTTCGCCATGCGGATGTCCGGCATGGCGTCGTATGCGGGGCTGCCGCCGTACACATCGGCGGTGCCGACGTAGAAGCGCCCGATCGCGAACGGGAATGTGCGGAACCCACTGTTCTGCACGATGCGGTCGCGGCCCTCGTCGAGCCAGTACGACGCGAACTGCATGTTGCGGCCGTCGAGCTTGCGCGGATCGCGATCGGCGCGCGGCTCGACAGCGTGGTAGAACATCGCGGATTTCTCGGGGTCGCGTTCGAGCGCAGACTGCATCGACGGCGACAGGTTCTCGCGGCCAAAGCGCTGCGCAGCCTGGCGCAGCGTCAGTTCCCACTGCACATGCGTCTTATCGATCAGCCCCGCATTGTTCTCGGCGAACCAGAGGCGCTGCATCGGTACGTTGCGATAGACGATGCCTTTGCCGACGTCGTGCTCGATCATCAGCGCGCCAGGCCCGAACAGGCCGATGCTCTGGTACGTCGCGCCCATCTGCGTGACAAAGCCGCCCTGCCAGCGGTAGCGAACGGCGAACAGCGTGCGCACGACCTGCTGCAAGTACGCCTTCACCGACGCGATCTCGTTCAACGATTCATCGCCCGTTTTCAGCCGGTGCCATTCCTGCGTCGCCGGCGTGATCATGGAATCCATCGCGGCGACGAAGTTGCGCAGCGCCAGCGGCGCGGTCGAGTCGAACATCTTCTGCGAGCGCTCGCGGCCCTTCTCGCTGTCCGGGCGCGGGAGCTGGCCGAACTTGTCGAGGCGCGGCATCAGGTAGTCGATGACGTCGTTCCACACCGCCTCGTACGACTGCCGCTTTTCCTTCATGCGGCCGTGGTCGGCGTTCAGTGCCTGCAGCAGCTTCGCGTCGTCGTTCGTCATTGGCCAAGCATGACTTTGCCGGCGGCGCTCGCCGCAGGCGCGTTGACGGACGACGAGCTGACCGACGCCGAATCGCCTGCGAGGATCGTCGCGGCGGTACCGCGGCGCTTGCGCAGCTTCGCGGTCGCGTCATCGGCGGCCGCTGTCGTGTCGGTCGTGGCTTGCGTGTTGTCGGGCAGCGGGGCCGCTGCCGGGATATCAGGGCTCAGCCCGAGGAATTTCATGCGCCTCTCCGGAGATTCCCGAAGAGGCTAGGCGGTCACGCGCGCAGAATCGTGCGTAGTTGGCGGTAGATGGCCGTCGGTGGTAGTCGATGGAGCTCAGTCCGTCGTCGCGCGGTTCGGCCGCTTGCCGCCGGTACGCTTCACGCGCACCAGGTGCTTGTGCTCGCCGGCGCCCACCAGCAGATACTGGCTCGCCTCGGCCACGTGCGAGTACATGTTCTTGTCCGCCTTGTCCGCGTACCGCTCGCCGCTCACGGCCATGCGGCGAAAGCAGTAGCCGCCCGACAGCGCCTTGCGCAGCGTGCGGCAATCCGGGTGCACGAGCAGCCCCGGCTCGCCGTCGATGATCCGCGTCAGCGCCTCGTCGACGGCGCCGTAGCGCAGCGCCGTGTCGTTCGTCGGCGCGGGCTTCGCCTCGAAGCCGGCCGCACGCAGGATCCGGAACGGTGTGTCCTCGTCGTCGGCCTGCGACCGCTGATCGCCCGCCGGGTCACCGTAGATGCCCGCGACCTCAAAGCCCGGGTAGATCTCGGCGAGGTGGCGTTTCAGCTCGATCCCGAACTTCTTCGCGCCCATGCTGGTGGCCACGACCTCCGACCGGATGCGCCAGCCGCCCATCGGCTTACGCTGCCCGATCACCGCGGCCGGCGTCAGACCGAAGTCCATCCCGATCCAGAGCGGTTGCGACTTCACGAGCTCGAACGGTTTGCAGTGCAGTGAATCGGCATAGTCCGGATGCACCGGCTTACCGTCGACGACGAATCCGTAGTCGTTGCCGAGGTTCACCTTGATCCAGTCGAATTTCTTGCCCTGCATGCCGCGCTCGTAGTAGCCCGGCGGCAGGTTGTCGATGTTCTCCGCGAGCGGGTTCACGATCCACCGATCGCCGTCGCGCACGACGCCGCCCGGCTGCCGGAAGAACGCGTAGCCCTCGGGCTTCGTTTCCTCGGCGAGCACGTAGTACCAGTGGTCGGAGTCCGGCGCGTTCGTGTCGCCAAAGATGCCGTACCAGGTCGGGTGCACGTCCTTCGGGTAGCGGCCGACACGCAGGTCGAGCATGTCGAGGATCGGCTTCGCGAGTTCCTTCACCTCGTTCAGCCAGGCGAACGTGAGCTGCATGCCGCGCAGCTTGCGCTCGTGCTCGGGGCGATCGAGCGCGATGAAGACCATTTCGGCTTCGACGCTCGTGCCGTCCTCGAGCTCGAACGACAGGTAGTGCGTCGGCGGTTCGAGGCCACCGCCCACCCACCGGCCGAGATCGCCGAACATGTCGAGCCAGTCCTTCGCGGTCGTCGACAGCAGGTCGGGGTAGGTGTTCCGCACGGCCGCGCCGCGCGAGCGCCGCACGCCGTCGGCGTCGGGCTCCTGCTCGCACATGATCCGGAACGCCTTCCAGCAACTTGCGTTCGTCTTGCCGCTGCCGAGCGGGCCCATGATGAACGAGCGCGACGCGCGGGACAGGATGTATTGCTCGAGCGTCGCGCCCTGCGGCTTGTAGTGGAATTCGATTTCGCTCATGGAAAACCGGGCGTAGCGCCCGTCGAAAAGGTAGCTAGGCGGGTAGCTACGCGACGTTTTCGCGTGTTGAGCGTTACGCAACGCCCGCCAGACAAGGCAATCCGGGATTCGTTTAGATCGCCGATGGGTATTTCAATTCGGTTTGCGGCCCGTCAGATCCTTCACGCGCACACGCGGCTTCGTCAGTTCGAGCTTGTCGTTCAGCATGCCGAGGTGGCGCATCAGCAGTTCGCCCATCGCCTTCTTGTCGTGCATCTTCACCTCGAGCCCGTCCTTCGTTCGCTTTACGCCCGCGTACAGGCTGCGCAGCTCGGGCGATAGGTCGCGCGTGTCCTTCACGAACACCTCGCCTTCGCCCTGGCCGAAACATTCCGGGCAGCCGTCGACAGGTGGCTTGCGCGGATCGAAGCCGATGCCGCCGCGCTCGTTGAAGATCAGCAACTCGGCGGGCAGCTCGGTTTCGTCCTGCTGCGCCTTCAACACGAACGCCGCGTGCTCACGCTTCGCGATCTCCATCTCGCCGGCGGTGAACTGGTAGCGATGGCCGAGCCCGTAGCAGTAGCGGCAGCACGTGCGGCGGTACTCGACGAGCCCGTTCGCGTCTGCGGTCAGCACGTGCCAGAGCTCACGCACGATGCGATCCTGGTCGATTTCGGTGCGCGCAGCGCGCTTCTGCATCGCCTCGGCGATTGCAGCTGCAACCCAAGTTTTCCCTAGCAACTGCGAGCCGATGCGGTCGGCATTCTTCTCGCTGTACCCGGCGCGGCGCGCGGCGGCGGCGGCGTTCAAATCCTTCAGGTACTCAGCGACGAACACGCGCTGTTTTGCGTTCAGCTTGCTCATGCGCGCACCACCCGCGCCAGAGGGTTCGAACGCAGCAACAGCGGCCTGCGCGGCGCGTCTTCGCGGCGCTTGCCAGTCTTCTCGCACCAGAGATCGAGGATCAGCTCGCCGCGCACGTGCGACGGCTCGCGCACTTCCTCGGTGTATGCACGCACGGCCGCCTCGCTGATCACGCCACGCAGTTCCCGCGCCACGTCTTTCGGCATGAGGTCGAGACGCCGCAGGTCAAACAGCACCTCGCGCCAATCAATTCCGCTTTGGGTCATGGTTTGCCCTTCCTTCATCGTTGACCGGAGCATTGTTCATCGCTTCGGTAAAGTCAAACTCGTAAATAAGTACAACTTAACAAGTAATTTTCAGCATGTTCCGGTTTGGGACGATAGGGACGATAAAACCCGATTTTTCCCTATCTTTTTGTTCTCTATATAGTGATAAAAAAGATAGTGAAAAAAGCCAAACTATCGTCCCTATCGTCCCAACTTCGGCCCCGCGTCCACCAACAACGTGCAAATTTCTGCGCGTTCACTCACGCGAGGTCACTGCCCTCGAAATCAACGTCATCGTTCACGCAAATTCCTGCAAATCCGCGCCCGCGAATCCCGTACGTGTTCTTAATCTGCGAAAAACCGCGCGCAGCAATGCGGCGTGCGAGCGCGCGCGAATTGGCAATAAATCGCAGTTCGCCCCGCTGCTCGGCGAACGTGCGCCAGGATCGCCACAAGTCCTCGTTCGTCGACGCGGCATCGCGGCCCACGCGACAGCGCTCGTCGATCCAGTCGGCGAGCAGATCCATGTCCGCCTTGTACGCATCGCGCGCCGCGGCGACACTCGACGTCGGCCGCAGGCCGTGCTGCTGATAGGCAAGCGCGCCGCGCACGCACCACGCGAGCACACCGGGCAGCTCAGCCGCAAGGCGCTCGGCGCGCGTCGGGTCTTTCTTGATCGTGGCGTCCCGGTCGAAATTTCGTTCGAACGGCACGAGCATCAGCCGCCGCCAGATCGCGTGATCGTCACCCTTCACAATCGGCCGGTGGTTGGTCGGCATGAAGGCGACCCACGTCGGCACGACCTCGATCGTCGTCTTCGACCAGAGGCCGCGCGCCGGGATCGGATCGCCGCCCGTCATCGCCTTGATCAGCCCCTCGCGCAGCTCGCTACCCTCGTCCGGCTCGCCAACATAGACGAAGCGCGCGCCACGCAGGCGCAGAAGATCCTCGCGGGCGGCGCCGGCCGCCGCACCCTGCCCGCCGCTGGCCGACAGGAACGTCTCGGCGCTCGCCGACTTCGCGTGCGCGCCGAGCGCGTCGCGGATCTTGCCGAGCACGGTCGACTTCCCGTTCGAGCCGACGCCGTGCGGGATCACGAGCAGATCCTCGCGCGGCGTGCCGAGCAACGAATAGCCGATGAGGCGCTGGAAGAACTCGACCTGCTCGTCGTCATCGAAAAATACGTCGCGCACCGTCTGCTCGAACAGCGGGCCCGCGGCGCGCGGGTCGTATTCGACCGGCGTCACGACGGTGATGCGGTGTTCCTTGTCCGGTGCCAGCAGCTCGCCGGTGCGCAGGTCGACGGCGCCATTCCCGACGCCGAGCAGGTGCGTGTGCTTGTCGAGCTCGGTGACGGGCACGACGACGCGCGGGTCGGACGCGGCCAGGCGGATCATGTTCGACACCATCGCGGCTTTCTGGCACGCGGCGCAGAACTTGAAGAACTCGATCCGTTCCTCGGCCGTCTGCAGCTCCTCGGCCTCGTCCACCAGCGCGCGGATCGTTTCCTTCGCCATGTTCTCGAGCTCGACCTGCACGGCGCGGCGCCAGTAGACGCCCGTCCACGCGTACCAGGCTTCGAGCTCGGGCACGTACATCAGGCCCGCACCGAAGCGATCGAGCATGCGCTCGGCGTTACCGAACTCGGTGCGCGCACGATAGCCCTTCGGCGGCTCGTCGTTCTGCTTCTTTTTCCCGGCGAGCGGCGGCTTCGCCGGCGGATCCGACTGAACGAGGATCACCTCGTCGTCATCGAGCGGCGCATCGTCGCGGAACTCGACCACCGGCTCGGCCGCGCGCGGCGCGCCGACAGCGATCGCCTCGACGCGGGCGGCGACCTCGAAGTCATCTTCGATCGGTTCCTGCCAGCCGTGCGCGCGCGCCAGGTGCAGCACCGTGCGGCCGGTGATCGGCGCGCGCTCGTCGCTCGACGTCTTGCCGATGTGTGGCCACACGCGCTCGTCGAGGAACTGCGGGTTGTACTTGCTCGACCGCGCCGAGAACGCGTGCGCAAGCGCGAGGCCGTCGTCGCTGCCGCGCGCCGCGTGGTGGATCGCGAACACGACGTTGCGCCACTCCTCATAGTCGAGCTCGGCGTCACCAGCGTTCGGAATCATGTCGAGCGCCGACTTCAACGTTTCGAGCTCGACCGGCACGTCGACCGCGCCGGGCATCACGATCTCTTCGCGCTCGACGCGCGGCACGTCGGCGCTCGTCGGCCAATCCATCTCAGCCGCGAACGCCTTCGGCATGTCGTCGAGCTCGAACGAATCGAGCGGCACCGACTTGCCAGCCAGCGGCAGCACGAACATGTTGCCGAAACCATCGGTCGGCACGCTGTTCTGTTTCGGGAAGATCTCGACCTGGCCTGCGGCCACGCCCTTGACGCCGTCGCGCAGCTCGCACGCGGCGAGCGCGTCGCGCAGCAGGCACCGCACGCTGTACGCGTCCTGCGGCTCGTCCCACAGCAAGTAGATGTGCAGCCCTGCTCCGCCGGACGACCGGAACGGGATCGGCCGCATGCCCCGAGCCTCGAGCGCGGCCATCACGCGCAGCGCCGCAGCCTGCATGTCGTACCACGACGTCTCGCCCTTGTGCGAATCCAGGTCGAGGCACGCGACGCGCGTCGTCGACGCGCCGGGCTCTATCTGCGCCGCACCGTAGGCCGGCCCACCGTTCACGTGATGCGCAAGGCGCTCGGCAGTCAGCGGCTTGCGAATGTGCGACGGCGGCCCATCACGCTTTACCCAGCAGTGCGAAGTGACGACGCGCGAAACGATCGGCGCGAGCGCCGCGACCAGAGTCTCATTGTTCATATGAATATGCGCAGATCCGCGCGAAGATGGTATGTCGGCGGGTGCTCGCGATACCGACCCAATTAGCTGATTCGGATGCGTTTTGCATGGACGAATACCCACACAGGCAACACGGGTATTCCCGTATGTGCCTGATTTTTCGGTTAATGTTCGGCCCGTGTTAGGTCTTACCTGACACTTAGACGGGCAGTCCGTCGCGGGGATTGGGGTACAGCGCCGGTGCGATTTGGTGCGGCGTGAACTTCCATTTCGTCAGCTCGGCCAGGCGCAAGACGCGCGGTTCGGGCACGCGGCCTTTCTCGATCCACTCGTAGATCGAGATTCGCGAGATGCCGAACGCGGTCGCGACCGCGGTCGCACCGCCGGCCTCGGTTACTGCGTCCTTGATGAGTGACACGTTGCCCCCGTTCGATGTCAGGTAATGCTGTACATGGTAGTTATGCGCCGCTGTACAGTCAACTGAAAGATAGGAGATTGTCGTGATGACCGAAGCTGAACACATTGGCACCCGCATCCGCGCGCTGCGCACTGCGAAGAAGCTGACGCTGCAGCAGGTCGCCGACACCTTCGGGATCTCGCGCGCATCCGTGTCCGAATGGGAAAGTGGGCGCTCGAAGCCGGACGCCAACAAGCTGGCGAAACTCGCCGAGCTGCTCGAAACGTCGGTGATCTACCTGCTCGAAGGGGACACTTCTGTGCCGACGAGCACCGGCCCGTCGTTTGTTGACTCCGCAACCGTCCATGCGCGTCCACGCGGCGGCGTGCTCGGAGGCGCAGCGAGCGGCGCAGCGCTCGGAGCTCTTGGCGGCGGCCCGGTGGGCGTGGTTGTTGGCGGCCTACTCGGCGCGGGCGCGTCCGGTGCATCTAGCGCTTGGAAATGGGTGAAAAACAAGATTGACGAACCTGAAAGCAACATTACAGAATGGCCAGTCGGAAAGCTGCCCCTCATTTCGTGGGTGCAAGCTGGAGACTGGAGCGAGATAGTGGATAACTTTCAACCGGGGGACGCCGAGGACTGGATCGCGTGTCCGTTCCCGAGCGGCCGGCACGGCTTTGTGCTGCGCGTCGTCGGCGACAGCATGTTCAACCCCGCCGGCGACCTTTCGTTCCGCGACGGTGATTTCATCAGCGTGAACCCCGAGCACGATGCGCGGCATCGTAGCCTGGTCATTGCGCGCCGCGACCGCGAAAAGGCGACGTTCAAGCAGCTGCTGCTCGACGAAAGCGACGGCCCGATGCTGCACGCGCTCAATCCGAACTGGCCGACGCGCTATATCCCGTTCGACAAGACGACCGAAATTATCGGCGTCGTCACCGGCCAGTGGCGCCCGCTCGTGTAAGCCGCCCCACCCTGCCAAACCAATACCCGCCGCGAGCGGGTATTTTTTCGCGCGTTGTGTACAGCGTCACTTGACATTCAAGTACAGCGTCGCCTACGATTCGTGTACAGTGTAACCTGACACACCACCTGCCGAATCGGAGATTGCAATGTGCGACGAAACGACAGCGGATCTGATCCGCTGGATTGAAACCCATCATCTGCCCGAACGCGTGATCGACAACGGCGACGGCACGCTGACCGTGGCGTGCGAAGTGGTCGCCGCCGACAACAGCGTGTCGATCGAGCGCTCGACGATCCCGGCCACGCGCAGCGCCTCCCGCGACTGGCTCGGCTACTGAAATGGCAATCGTCTGGTTCGGCCTCGCGGTAGCCGCTGCGGCGGCTGTCCTGCTGGTCGACGGTATCCGCCACATTAACGCCGACGAACACCACCGGCACTGACCGACTTCGCATTACCCGCCGCGGCCCTTGAGCCGCACAACCGTTAAGGAGTGCTTTACATGTCTCTCGAACAGGCCATCGCCGAAAACACCGCGGCGATCAAGGAACTCACTGCCGCACTGATCGCATCCGGCGCCCTGCAAACCGCGCAGGCAAGCGCCGCGCTTCATTCCTCGCCCGGCGTGCAGGCAGTCGCGACTGCACAGCGCCAGCTGAAGGAGAAGGAAGCCGACGCAGCAAAAAAGCAGACGTCGGGCACGGCAGCGGATGCACCTGCCGCCGATGCCTCGGGCTCCGCGCAGACCGCGACCGAATCGAAGCCGTCTGGCGCGACGTCTGCACCGACTCCCGCGAAATCCAACGACGTGCCGCCGAGCGGCGAGCTCAAGCCGTGGGCTGACAAGACGGCCGAGATTTACGCCGAGCTGAAGGACGCCGAGCCGACGCTGGAGAACGTGAAGCGCCTGATCGTGTTCGGTATCAACCAGAAGATCCCGGGCGACGGCCGCGCGATCGCCGAGGCCGTGCTCGCTCGCTTCGGCGCGAACGCTGTCAGCGAGAAGCCCGGCAAGAAGGGGCTGAGCGAAGACCAGTATGCGGACGTGTTCGCGTACGGCCTGCGCGTGCTCGCCGGCGAGCTCGACCCGCGCGAGTCGGAACAGGCGGACGCATGAACAAGACCGCGATTGCGGCCGTCGTCGAGGATCAGGAGCACGCGCTCCTGTCCCCGTCGTCGGCCTATACCTGGATCGAGTGCGCGGCGTCGACCGCTGCGCAGATCGGCCAGCCGGACGAATCGAGCGAGTACGCGGACGAAGGCACCGCCGCGCACGAGCTCGCGAAGTGGTGCCTCAACGCTGACGAGGACGCCGAGCAGCACATCGGCACGGTGATCCCGGTCGGCACGGTGATGCGCCGCGACGAGGAATCGGGCGAAGCGATCACCGAGCCGCGCCGCACATTTGAAGTCGACGAGGAAATGGCCGGCTTCGTGCAGTTGTACGTCGACGGCGTGCGCGAGCGTGTCGAGGCCCTGCGCCTCGCCGGCGCCGAGGTGACGCTGCTCGTCGAACAACGGCTGTCGATCGAGCACATCACGGGCGAGCGCGGCGCGAAGGGCACGAGCGATTGCGTGATCATCGCCGTATGGCCGGACGGCCGCGCCGAGATCGAGGTGCGTGACCTGAAGTACGGGCGCGGCGTCGCGGTGCAGGCCGAGCGTAACTACCAGGCCATGATCTACGCCGACGCAGCGCACGAGGAACACAGCGCGTTCTACGACTTCGACCGCATCAACATCGTGATCCACCAGCCACGCGTGAGCGAGAAGCCGAGCGAGTGGGCGATCACGCCGGCCGAGCTGCACGCGTGGATCTCCGAAACCGCGAAGCCAGCGGCCGGCCGCGCGCTGCTGTACGTCGACAGCGTCGAGCTCGCACCGCTCAGCCCGAGCGACTTCAACCCGGGCGAAAAGCAGTGCCAGTTCTGCAAGGCCAAGGCCGTGTGCCCGGCGCTCGCCGCGCACGTCGAGGCGACGATCGGCGCCGACTTCGAGGTACTGGCGGATTTCGCGACGCTCGGACAGGTGAGCAACGCACCTAACCCGGCCGACCCGCAATTGCTCACAAATGAACGCCTCGGCCTGATCTACGCGTCGCTCGACCTGATCGACTCGTGGGGCAAGGCCGTGCGCGGCCGCATCGAGCACGAGCTGCTGCAGGCCCGCGCGGTACCGGGCGTCAAGCTCGTGGCCGGCCGCCGCGGCGCGCGCCAGTGGAACGAGCCCGAAGCCGCCGAGACGCTGCTGAAGTCGATGCGCCTGAAGCAAGACCAGATGTACAACTTCAAGCTCATCAGCCCCACGCAAGCCGACAAGCTGCTGCGCAACGAATCGCCGCGACGCTGGAAGAAGGTCGAGGCCCTGATCGTGCAGCGCGACGGCCGCCCGTCCGTGGCGCCGGACTCCGACCCGCGCCCCGCCCTCGAAATCCAACCGCCCGAAGACGACTTCGAAGTCGCGACCGTCGACGACGGCAGCGACCTCGCGTAACCCCATTCCACCGAAGGAGCATTACCCATGAAAGTCAAGCTCAACAACGTCCGAATCGCCTTCATCAACAACCTTCGCACGGCGGGCGAGTTCGAGGCCGGTGACGGAAAGTACCGCTACAGCGCGACGTTCCTCATCCCGAAGGGCAGCGCGCACGACAAGGCGATCGAGGACGCGATCAAGGCGGTTGCTATCGAAGGATGGGCCAAGAAGGCCGACGCGATGCTCGAAAGCATTCGCGGCAACGCGAACAAGTTCTGCTACCAGAACGGTGACCTGAAGGACTTCGACGGCTTCGAAGACCACATGTACATCGCCGCGCACCGCAAGCGCGACGACGGCCGCCCGCTGCTGCTCGACAACGTGCTGGATCCCGAAACGCAGAAGATCGCACGGCTCGTCGACTCGAATGGCGAATGGCTGCCGGGCAAGGAAGGCCGCATTTACGCTGGCTGCTACGTGAACGCGACGATCGACATCTACGCGCAGACGAAGACGAACCCGGGCATCCGCTGCGGCCTGCAGGGCGTGCAGTTCCATGCCGCCGGCGACAGCTTCTCGGGCGCGAGCCGCGGCAACGAAGACGACTTCGACGCCGCCGCGCCGGAAGAAACCGAGGACGAGCTCGGCTAATTGCAGCCCCGGGCCTCGCGCCCGGGTGCCTCTGATAAGCGGGGCGCTCGTCTCCAGCCGTGGCCGGCGCCATGGCACACCACCCTTTCTCGCTACCCGTCGCCGCCCGCAGGTCAGCCGCACGGCGACGGCATGCGCAAACCGCGAGCGCTGAAATCAGACAGCGGAAAGATCGGGACGCCGGACCTTCGGACTACTTATCAGGAGATTGCAATGCAACAGCAACCGGATCAAGCGCCCACGCCGGCCGCAAAGTGGCGAGCCGCCGGCGAGTCCGACCCGCACGGGTCGCAATACGACTGCGAGCGCTCGAAGCTGACGCTCGGTCGGCTCACCGACGACGAGCTCGCTAACGCAGTCTTTCTGCACGATCACCGGAGCCTCAATGTTGAGGCGATCCTCCGCGGCGAGCCGTCGTCGATTGCGTTGCTCACGGCGGCGAAGGAGCGTATCCGCTGGTTGTCTCGCGCGCTCGAAGCGACCGGCACGACATCGCAAGCCGCACGCGATGTGCTCGCTGAGCGCCGCCGTCAGGTCGACGTCGAAGGCTTCACGCCTGCGCACGACGACGAATACCTCGATGGCGAACTCGCGGTGGCCGGCGGCTCGTACGCGCTGCATGCGTTCGACCGACGCATCGCGCTCACGCCTGCGTGGTGGCCGTGGCAGCGCGCCTGGTGGAAGCCCGCCCCGCCGCGCCAGATGCTCGTGAAGGCCGGCGCGCTGATCCTCGCCGCGATCGAACAGATCGACCGCCGCGCCGCGAAATGAGCCTGATCCTGCCGCGCCGGCGCGTGCACATCCGCTGCAGTCGGGAGAAGTGCAAGCGGCGCTACACGCTGCCGAAGCACCCCGACGAGTACGCACGCGGATGGAGGTGCGCCGGCTGCGGTGGGACGAAGTTTCGTGAGATCAAGAATTTCCCGAAGGAACACGGCGCGACCGAGTGCCAGTGCGGCGCGTTCATCTGGACGGGCTCGACCGGTCGCTACGAATGCACGAAGCACCGCCGCGGCACGGTCGGCTGCTTTTTCCGGCGCAACGGGGAGGAACGCCGGCCAGGCGATCCCGACTATCTGGATCCGAACTACCAACCCGACGAGGTGAGCGCATGAGCACCGAAGGTGAAGTGACGATGCTGATCATCGACGGCAGCGTGTCGCGCATGTCCGACGAGGAACAAACCGCGTTCCGTACCGCGTGCGAACTGATCCGCACGACCGTTGAAGCGTACGGCTTGCCCGGTTTGCTCGCACTTACCTACGTCACGCTCGAGGCGAACCAATGAACACGCAGCAATCGCTCGATCTGCGCGGCGGCCATCACGCCGGCCCGCTGTTCGTGCCCGTGAAGCGCCGCGCGCCGCTGATCACCTCGGGCCTGATGGCAGGCAAACGCCGGCGCGCACGCGAGCGTCGCGCGACCCCGCCGTGGCTGTCGTCGCTGCAGCGTCTCGCGATCAACTCGCTCTACCTGCTCGCGGCCACGGCAACGCGCGTTACCGGCGAGCAGTACGTCGTCGATCACATCGTGCCGCTCGACGGGAAGCTGGTGTGCGGGCTACACGTGCACTGGAACATGCGCGTCACGCACTGGCGCGAGAACGCGGTGAAAGCCTGGCACACGTGGCCGGATATGCCTTTCGAACAGATCACCCTCTTCTAACAACCTATCGGTTGTATTCGACAAAAACAGCCCGGAGCTTGTAATGGTGCAAAAGAAACGTCTTCGCGTGTCGGTGTCCGGCGGCCGCACGTCTGCTTTGATGGCGGGGCTCATCAAGGAAAATTTTTCTCCCGACGAGTGGGATATTCGGTACGTGTTCGCGAACACGACCAGTGAACACCCGGACACATACCGATTCCTGCGCGCGGTGGACGAGCATTTCGGCCTGAACCTAACGCTGCTCGAAGCCGTCGTGCACCCAGGCACCCGCAAATCATGCACGCACCGTGTCGTCACGTGGGACACGCTGCGCACGAACAACGAAGCATTTAAGGAAGTGGTCGCCAAGTACGGCATCCCGAACCAGACGTTCAAACTCTGCACCCGCGAACTGAAGACCAACCCGATGGAGTGGTGGTCTGAATCCATCGGATGGAAAGCCGGCAGCTACTACACTGCCATCGGTATTCGGGCGGATGAAACGCGCCGCGTCTCTGCGCGCGCTGCTGCGCAGAAGTTGATCTACCCGCTCGTCGACATTTGGCCGACCGACAAGCCGATGGTGCTCGACTATTTCGAACCGTTCGAATGGGATTTAGCGATCCCTGAGCACCAGGGCAACTGCAAGACGTGCCACAAGAAGTCGAAGCGGAAGCTGCAGCTCGTCTATCAGGAGACGCCCGAGGCGTTCGAATTCCCGATCTTCATCGAGCGCAACTACAGCCACGTCGGCCCGAACAACGTGCCGGGCCCGCGCAAGCAATTTCGCGGCTACACCTCGGCAACCGAGCTCATTGCGGAATTCCAGGCAGCCGGTCGCATCCCGATGTCGGCGGTCGAGGACGGAGGCTGCTCGGAATCGTGCGAGGTGTACGAGACGGAAGAACTGGAAGGAGCAGACCTCGCATGAAGCTCTGGCTCGACACTGAAACTTTCAGCCCTACCCCGCTGAACCACGGCACGCACCGATACGCCGAGCGCGTCGAGATCATGATCTGGACATGGGCTGTCGACGACGGACCGGTTGGCACGTGGGACGTGACCACCGGCGCGCCGATGCCGGCCGAGCTCGACGCGGCGATCGACGCGGCCGACGAATACTGGTGGCAGAACGGCGGCATGTTCGATCGCGTCGTGCTGAAGCACGCGGCGCCCGAGATCTACGCGCGCATGCCCGAGCACAAGTGGCGCGACACGATGGTGCAGGCGTACGCGCACGGCCTGCCCGGCAAGCTCGCCCTGCTCTGCGAGATCTTCAACATCCCGACCGACCAGGCGAAGGACAAGGAAGGCGCGGCGCTGATCCAGCTGTTCTGCAAGCCGCGGCCCGCGTACAGCGAACTGCGCCGCGCCACGCGCGAGACGCACCCCGAGCAGTGGGCGAAGTTCCTCACGTACGCGGGCGCCGACATCACCGCCGAGCGCGCTGTGCACAATGCGATGCCGCGCTGGAACTACCCAAACAACGCGACCGAGCTCGCGCTCTGGCATCAGGATCAGCGCATCAACATGCGCGGCATGCAGATGGACGTCGAGCTGGCCGAGGCCGCGGTGCGCACCATCGATCGCGCACAGAAGGATCTCGCCGCGCGCACGGTCGAGCTGACCGACGGCGAAGTCGCGAAGGCCACGCAGCGCGACAAGCTGCTCGCGCACCTGCTCGCCGAGTACGGCGTCGACCTGCCCGACATGAAGAAGTCGACGCTCGAGCGCCGCATCAACGATCCGGATCTGCCGGACGCGCTGCGCGAACTGCTCGCGATTCGGCTCGAAGCGACGATGACGAGCTCGTCGAAATACAAAACGCTGCTGCGCGGCGTGTCGGCCGACGGCCGCCTGCGCGGCCTGATGCAGTTTTGTGGCGCGCAGCGCACGGGCCGCGTCGCGCACCGGCTGTTCCAGCCCGGCAACATGCCCCGCCCCGACGTCGGCCTGATGGCGCGCGAGCTCGGCGCCGCGAGGTTCTCAGACGGCGACGCCGAGCGTTACACCGAGCTCGGGATCGAAGCGCTGAAATCCGGCTGCGCGGATCTCGTGTTCGAGAACGTGATCGGTCTGACCGCAAACGTCGTGCGCGGCACGATCATCGCGCCGAACGGCAAGCGCCTGTACGTGTCCGACCTGTCGAACATCGAAGGCCGCGACGCGGCGTGGCTCGCCGGAGAAAAGTGGAAGCTGCAGGCGTTCCGCGACTACGACGCAGGCACCGGGCCCGACCTGTACAAGCTCGCATACGCGCGCTCGTTCGGCGTCGACATCGCGGAGGTGACGAAGGAACGCCGCCAGCTCGGCAAGGTGCAGGAGCTGGCGCTCGCGTACGAGGGTGGCGTCGGCGCGTTCGTCACGTTCACCATGACCTACAAAATGGATCTCGACGACATCCGCGCGGCCGTGTTCGCGGCGCTCGACACTGTTGACCCCGAGATCGTGCGCGGCGCGCGCGGCATGTGGGATTGGGCCGTGAAGAAGCGCCGCACGCTCGGCCTGCCGCAAGACGTGTTCATCGCCTGCGACATCCTGAAGCGCGCGTGGCGTGCTGCGCACCCGCAGATCTCGAGCTATTGGGGCGAGTTGCGCGACGCGGCGATCCTCGCGATCAGCTCACCGGGCAAGACCGTGCACGCGCGGCGCGTGATCATGCGGCGCGACGGCGAGTGGCTGCGCGTGCAGCTGCCGAGCAAGCGCCAGCTCTGCTACCTCGCGCCGCGCGTGAGCGACGACGGCGAGATCAGTTACATGGGCGTGAACCAGTACACGCGGAAGTGGCAGCGCACGAAAACGTACGGCGGCAAGATCTTCGAGAACCTGTGCCAGGCCGTCGCGCGCGACGTGCTGTTCTACAACGCCCCCGCAGTCGAGGCGGCCGGCTACGACATTGTGCTGTCCATCCACGACGAGCTGATTACAGAAGCGCCTGACACCGACGACTACTCGGCCGACGAGCTGTCGAGCCTGATCGCGACCCCGCCGGCATGGGCCGAGGGTATGCCGCTCGCGGCGGCAGGCTTTTCCGCATACCGCTACAAGAAGGATTGACCATGGGCGAGATTGCAGACGACCACCTCGACCGGATGTTCGATCGCATGTTCGACGACGAGGACAGCTTTTTCACGCGGCGGGCGCCCTACCGGCCGGGCTTCGACCGCACGTGCGAGCGGTGCGGCAAGGCCGGGTTGAAGTGGCGCGAGGACGACACGGGCTGGCGTCTGTACGAGCGCGAGCGCGGCGAGCACAACCGCCTCGTGCGGCACGAATGCAATCCGCCGTCGGAAGACGATTTCGACGTGATCGACCCCGCCGAAAATAATCACTGTTAGGCATTGCTGTACGTTCGTGTTAGGTGTAATGTACAGCATTACCTAACATGAACGGAGCACCACATGACGCCCGCCCCGAAGACGTTCAAGGTTTCAGGTACGAACGGCTCACTATCCATCGAAGCGCAGCAACTGGCGACCTTCGCCCACTACATCAACCAGCAGCAGTTCCGGTTCGTCGTCACGCAATTGCCGAACGAAGCAACGCCTTCGCTCACACATCGCGCTAGCGGCCTGCGCGTGATGAAAATTTCCCTGACGGCGATTCAAGCAGCGCGCGGCGACTACAAGGCCGCAGCGGTCAGCGAACTGAAGCGCGTTATCGAACACGTCGGCGAAGCGCGGCTTGCGTCGTCACTCCGTTCAGCGGAAGCGTGAGGCCGGTCATGCTCGAAAAGACCGTCGAAACCTACCTCGTCGACCGCGTCCGCGCAGCGGGCGGCGACGCCTACAAATTCAGCAGCCCGGCGCGCGTGAGCGTGCCCGACCGCATCGTCATCTTCCCGCCGGCGCGCGTCTATTTCGTCGAACTCAAGCGGCCCGGCGGCAAGCCGACGAAGGGCCAGGTACGCGAGCACGAGCGCCTGCGCGCGCTCGGCTGCGACGTGCGCGTGATCGACAGCCGCGAAGCCGTCGACGCGTTCGTGCGCGAGGCCGTCGACGCGACGCCCGCGCCATACCTGCACGTCTACGAATACCCGTCACCGTTTGGCGGCACGCACCGAGAGTTCGAACCGGTAACCGTGAACGGTGTACGTCCGGCGCGCACCGTGCCGCTGTACACAAAGCCGCAGCCTGCAGCGACGCCAGCGCTTTGCGACAGAATCGTATGCACGCGAGAAGGACGTTGCGCGCGTGATGATGCTGCCACCTGGCGGAAATGCCCCCGCGCAGCGCAGCGTGAACCGCGTGTGGTGGGCGAGCGGGCGGCGTTCGAGGCGATGCAAGGTGCCGCGCTGTTCCTAGTCAGCAACCACACCGTCACGTACGTCCCGGTCGATGGGGTGCACCGCAATCGAACGTGGGTAGCGCAGCAGCTGCTCGATCTCGTCGACGCGGCGAAGGCCCGTGCTCCATCGCTCAATGCAGCGGGCCATTGCAGCGAAGGTGATGACTGCGTCTGTGGCGGCAACCTGCCGCGCGTCCGGGAAGGTTGCGCAAATTGGGTGAAGCCATGAAAGCCGCGATCTATTCCCTCGCCTGCGTCGGCGCGATCGTCATGGTGCTGGCGCTCGCCGGCGCGGTCGGCATCGGCAACTTCCGTCTCTACTACGGCCTGACCGCCGTCGAGTGCTACGCGGCGGGGTACGGCGCGTGATGCAGACGATCAAGCCGCGCGCGCGGCCGCTCGGCACGGGCTTCTGGTACGTGACCGACCGCCGCGGCATTACCGCTTTCGACACGACGCTCGACGGTGCGCTCGCGCTGTACTTCCGCTGCGTGCTGCACGTCACGACGGAGCCGCGCCGATGACCACCCGCCGCGTATTCACGCCTTGGAAGTACCAGAGCCTCATCATCGAGCACGAACAGGAGATCGAGCGTTCGAACGTGTGGGCCGGCATGGGCCTCGGCAAGACCGGCAGCACGCTCACGGCGCTGGAATCGCTCTACCACTTCGGGATCGAGACGATGCCGACGCTCGTCTGCGCGCCGCTGCGAGTGGCTCAGTCGACCTGGCCGGACGAGTGCGAGAAGTGGGAGCACCTGTCCGGCATGGAAGTTGTGCCGATCCTCGGCGATGCCGGCCGTCGCGCAATGCAGCTGCGCCGCGACGCGCCCGTGTTCTCGATCAACTACGAAAACCTGCCGTGGCTGATCGACTGGTTCAAGCACAACCCGCGACCGTGGCCATTCGGCACGGTCGTGGCCGACGAGTCGACGAAGCTGAAATCGACGCGCGTGTCGAACCAGCGCAGCACCAAGGGCAAGGAATTCGTGAAGAAGTCCGGCGGCAGCGTGCGCGGCCGCGCGCTCGCCGAAGTCGCGCACACGAAAGTGCACCGGTGGGTGAACCTGACCGGCACGCCGTCGCCGAACGGGCTGCAGGATCTCTGGGGCCAGCAGTGGTTCGTCGACGGCGGCCAGCGGCTCGGGCGCAGCTACTCGGCGTTCGAGGAACGCTGGTTCCAATCGGTACCGAACGGTAGCGGCTACCACCAGACGCGCCCGCTGCCGCACGCGCAGCCGCAGATTCAGGAAGCGCTCGCCGACTGCACGATCTCGCTCGACCCTGCCGACTGGTTCGACCTTGACGACCCGATCGTGCGCCCGGTCTACGTCGAGTTGCCGGCGGCCGCGCGGCGGCTGTACCGCGACATGGAACGGCAGATGTTCATGGAGATCGACGACAGCCCGATCGAGGCCATGAACGCAGCGAGCAAGACGATGAAGTGCCTGCAGCTCGCGAACGGCGCCGTCTACAAGCAAGAGGACGACGGCCGCGACACTGCGCCGTGGCACGAGGTGCACGACCTGAAACTGCAGGCGCTCGAGGAAATCGTCGAGGAAGCCGCCGGCATGCCGGTGCTCGTCGCGTACCACTTCAAGTCGGATCTCGCGCGGCTGCAGCGCGCTTTCCCGCGCGGCCGCCAACTCGACCATAACCCGCAGACGATCCGCGACTGGAACGCCGGAAAGATCCCGGTGATGTTCGCGCACCCGGCCAGCGCCGGCCACGGCCTGAACCTGCAGGACGGCGGCAACATCCTCGCGATCTTCGGCCACTGGTGGAACCTTGAAGAGTACATGCAGATCGTCGAGCGGATCGGGCCCGTACGCCAGCTGCAGGCCGGGCACCGCCGCCCCGTTTTCATCTACCCGATCATCGCGCGCGACACGATCGACGAGGACGTCGTCGAGCGCCGCGAAACGAAGCGTGCCGTGCAGGACATCCTGCTCGACGCCATGAAACGCCGCGCGGCTCGCTGACGCGCGCAGACAAGGAGCACCGCCATGCACACGCCCTTCCAATCCCCACCGGCCCCGACGCCGCCCGTGAAGCTGTACCGCGTCGCCGAGGTTTCGAAGATGCTCGGCGTCTGCCGGGCCACCGTCTACAATCTGGTGCGCGACGGCAAGCTCACGCTCGTGAAGATCGGCAAGCGTTCGAGCGGCATCACGTCCGACAGTTTGGCTGCGCTTGTGTCGCGCCCGAACAACACAAAATGAATCGGGTAGCTAGATGGGTAGTCAAAACCGCTTTTCAGCTACCCATCGCCAGCAAACCCACGCCAGATAAGGCGAAGAGGATTTAATGAAGATTGCCACCTGGAACGTCAACTCGCTCAACGTCCGCAAGCAGCACGTGCTCGACTGGCTCGCGCAAAGCGGAACCGACGTGCTGTGCCTGCAGGAACTGAAGCTGCCGGACGAGAAATTCCCGCGCGCCGATCTCGAGGCGGTCGGCTACCGCAGCTGGTTCACCGGCCAGAAGACCTACAACGGCGTCGCGATCCTCGCGCGCGACACGCTCGCCGTCGACGAATCGGACATCGTGCGCAACATTCCGGGCTTCGACGACCCGCAGCAGCGCGTGGTCGCCGCGACGGTCGACGGCATCCGCATCGTGTCCGCGTATTTCCCGAACGGCCAGGCGCCCGACTCCGACAAGTTCGTCTACAAGATGCAATGGCTCGACGCGCTGCAGGCATGGCTGCGCACCGAGCTGCAGCGCTACCCGAAGCTCGCGCTGCTCGGCGACTACAACATCGCGCCGGAAGACCGCGACGTGCACGACCCGGCGAAATGGGAAGGCCAGAACCTCGTGTCGCCGCAGGAGCGCGCCCACTTCGCGCAACTGATCGAGCTCGGCTTCGTCGACGCGTTCCGCCGCTTCGAACAGCCGGAGAAGACCTTCACGTGGTGGGACTACCGGATGATGGCGTTCCGCCGCAACGCGGGGCTGCGCATCGACCACGTGCTGCTGTCGCCGACGCTGGCCGAGACCTGCACGTCGTGCGAAGTCGATCGCACGCCGCGCACGTGGGAGCAGCCGTCCGACCACACGCCCGTCGTCGCGGTCGTCGGCTGA